GTAAAAGACCTAAAAACCGATAAAGTTCACATTGGATGGAGCGGAAGCGTAACCCACTTTCATGACGTAATGATGCTAACTGATACTTTTATGCAACTTAACTCTAACCCTGACACGAGCAAGAAGTATAGAGTAGTTTTAAGCGGATTTGTTGAAGGGGATTCAGTATGGAATGAATACCAAAAGATTTTTACTTCAGGTTACAAGATAGCAGAGGACCAATACTGCCGAATAAACGGAATGGACGTATTTACTTACGCAAGTGCATACGATTTAATGGACGTTGGTTTAATCCCTTTAAAAGATACCGAGTTTAACCGCTGCAAGTCAGAGTTAAAAATGATGGAGATGGGAGCTAAAAGACTTCCAGTTGTAGTTTCAGACCAATACCCTTACACCAACATTGCCAAACATGGGATTAACTGCCTAACTGCAAAAAAGAATACTTGGTTTAAAAACATTAAGAGGTTAATTGACAGCAAAGACCTTAGAGAAGACTTAGGCGAAGCCTTATATCAAGAAATTTACACCAATTTTAATATATTAAAGATAAACGAATTAAGAAAGGAGTTATTTAAAAATGTCAAAAATAGGTAAACCAAAAGCAATAGAAAGCCCAGAGATAATGTATGAGCTTTTTGAAAAGTACAGAGAGGAGGCGAAAGCCAATCCCATTTTGAAACACACCTTTGTAGGTAAGGACGGAAAGTCAGTTTATGAAAAGAGGGAAAGAGCTTTGACACTTGAGGGGTTTGAATTGTATTTATTTAAAAAGGGCATTATAAGCGATTTGAGCCATTATTTTTCAAATAAGGATGAAAGATACACTGACTATGTCGCTGTCTGTACACATATACGCAAAGAGGTGCGAGAAGACCAGATACAAGGTGGCTTAGCTGGGGTATACAATCCGAGTATAACCCAACGACTCAACGGCTTAACTGAGAAGGTACAGACTGAGCAAAATATTAATGTCAATAAATTGCCTGAATGGCTAACCAAACCAATTGAATAATGTTTAACCCTAACTTCGTTTTTTTAGAAAAAAATATAAATACAAAGCGTGTGCTTGCCTTACAAGGTGGCACACGTTCCTGACTGGAAAGACCTACTCAGCCTTACAGTGGCTAATAAGACTTTGCCTTAAACATCAGGGCATGACCATTTCAATAGTTAGGAAAACACTTCCAGCTTTGAAGTCGTCTGCGATGAGGGATTTTATAGAAATCCTAAACTCAATCGGGTACTATAATGAGTCGGACCATAATAAGTCAGAAAACACTTATCAGCTAAATAAAAACTTAATTGAGTTCTTTTCGGTAGATGACGCAAGTAAAATAAGAGGTCGTAAACGTGACATACTATTTTGCAATGAAGCTAATGAATTAGAGTTAGAAGACTGGAGGCAGTTACTTTTAAGAACAACTGGCAAGGTCATTATTGATTACAACCCTTCAGACTTTGAGCATTGGATATACGACCAAGTATTAACAAGGGATGACTGCGGATTGATTATAACAACCTATAAGGACAATCCCCACTTGCCTGATGCACTTAAAAAGGAGATTGAAAGTTTAGAGCAGGCCGACCCTGAGTATTGGAAAATCTTTGGTTTAGGTGAAAGAGGTCAATTGATGGGCTTAGTCTTTAATAACTGGACCAATCAATTAGCGGTACCCGATAACGCTAACTTTGTTGGTTACGGGTTGGACTGGGGTTTTAGTGCCGACCCTACTGCATTGGTTAGTGTTTGGAAGTATGAGCAGGAACTTTACATTAGAGAGGAGCTTTACGAACGTGGCTTGACCAATCAAGATATAGCAGAAAGGTTGAAGGATATGGGCATAGCTCGGAAGGAGATTTACGCTGATAGTGCTGAGCCTAAAAGTATTGAAGAGGTGTATAGACTTGGATTTAACATCAAACCAACTCAAAAAGGCAAAGACAGCATTATAAACTCAATTGACATTCTTAGACGATACCGACTTAACTTGATAGGCAATAACCTACAAAAGGAGTTCAGAACCTACAAGTGGAAGACCGATAAAGCTAATAAGATAATCAATGAACCCGTGGACTTCAACAATCACCTAATTGATGCTACACGCTATTTAGCCTTAATGAAGTTACAAGAACACAGACGTGGGCAATATGTTACAATCAGGGCTTAAAAAACTATATTAGATAGAATGAAAAGCATTTACTACAATTTAACCTTAAAGGACTTCATAGAGTTAAACTCAGTGAAGGGGAGTGACTTGGAAGCGAAAAGACAAAAGCTTTCAATTCTGTTTAAGGTGGAAAAGGAGTTCTTTGATGGTATGACTTCAGCCCAAGTGATTGAGCTATACTCAGATTTTGAGAAATTGGAAGCCCAACCCATTAAGGCAGTTTACAAAAGTAAAGTAAAGGTAGACGGGAAATGGTTTTTTATTGATTACCGATTGAGCCAAATAAGTTCAGCCCAGTTTATTGACATTACCCACTTCGCAAAATCTAATCCATTGGACAACATACACAGAATAGTGGCAAGTTGCATTAGACCGATTAAGTGGAGGTTTGGAAAAGCAGGAAAGTATAACGGAGATGAACATGACGAGATAAGCGAACTACTTTTGAACCAAATGAAAATCAAAGATGCTTACCCAATCATGCTTTTTTTTTGCACTCTATCAAGCAAATTATCGGACAATATCCTAAACTTTTTCCTGAGTCAAGCGGAAACGATGGAGAACCAGCTCAGAACTTTAACACAAAATGGGGATGGGTTGCAACAATAGATAATTTAGCTGGACATGACAAAACAAAATGGGATTACTTTTTTAATTTAGGGCTAAAAGAATTTTTAAATATCGTAAGCTACCATATAGACCACACCGAAGAGATAAAGCGACAGAATGCAGGAACAAGATTACACTAATTTACTTAGCGACTTAGGAACTGACTTATCAGAACCAGCCGAGTTCAACTCGTTAATTGAGCAGGCTATAATTCGTTTTGTCAATAGCTTGTCCGATGCGATGAAATCAAACCTGACTGAAAAGGATGGGTACTATGCGGATTCGGAGTTAGTTCAGTCTATTATCACTTTACCGCTTGAATCAAACGGAACTACTTTTTCAATGGCTATTGACATGAATTACTATGGCGACTTCCTGAATAAGGGGGTAAGTGGTACACGAAACAAGTTCAACTCTCCATACTCATTCAAAAAAGAATCAGTTAGCCCAGCTTTTAACAAGTCATTGAGGAAGTGGATAACTAAAAGGGGTATTCCGATTCAAAGTAGATATTCCCAAACAAGGAACTTGACTAAATCAGCAAGGGCAAAAAAACAAATAGACGAAAAGACTAAGATGGCATACGCAATTGGGATGGGGATTAAGAGGGAAGGTATAGAACCAACCCACTTTATAGACGATGCACTGAGCGAAAAAAGCATTGAGACCTTTGCCCAAAGTTTAGCAGATGCTTTAGGGCGTTCAATTTCAGTAACGATAATAAATAAATTAAAATGATTATAAACAGTCAGCCTAACAATTGGCAAAACGTATACAATGAGTTAGTATTCGGATTGGAAAGTACCAATGCTTCAGCAGCTGGTTTTCAATTCTTGGTGGATATTAACGTATCAGGACAGACGAACCCAGTTGCAAGATTAACTTTTCCTAAACAACCTAATGTTGATACGGTGGATGTGGATGTAAGCGAAGTATTAAGGAACTATGTAAGCTATGACTTTCAAAGTTACAATAGTTCAGGTATTAAACATTGCACAAGCTCTAAGGTGGATTATTGGGTAGACTTTGGAGAGGTTAGGAATAACGCTTCAGGGATACCGACTATTTACCCGAACTTAGCTAACTTCTATTCAAGTGGTTCAAACGCTCATTCAACTAATGCAATATTTGATTTTTTAGACTGGAGTAAAACTGCTTTTACAGATTTAAACATTGGACCACCTGAAAGTTCACTAAAGACTTTGAATCAAACAGCCTATCAAGAAAGACTGCGACAAGGTGAGGAAAGGTTTTTAACTGTGTTTGATAGAGAGGGATTATTTAGTAATATCAATGTGCAAGTGCTTGATAAGAATAACTCAGTACTAATTCAATCAAATGCAAGTTTTACTTCATTCGGTTCAATCGTTTCAATCAATGTCGCTAACTCAGGTAACTCAACAGGGTTTTATAAATCAGTATATGATTATGCCTTTACTGATTCTGCTGCGGTTTATTACCGAGTTAACGGACAGAACACGAGTGGTAGCGGTGCAATAACTTATTTTAGCAAAACTTTCATAATTGACAAAAGTTGTCAAAAGTACACACCTATCCGATTACATTGGTTAAACAACTTGGGTGGATTTGATGCGTTTACGTTTACTAAAGTTAGCCGAAACTTTACAGACATTGAAAGGAAAATGTTTAAGAAGTTCCAACCGCTGAATTATCCTAAAACCTTCCGAGCTAAAACGGATTACTACACTAAGTTTACCGACACGATACAAATTAATTCCGATGGCTTAACAGATGCTGAATGGATTGGATTAAAAGAGTTATTATTAAGTCCAGTTGTAATGATGGAATACGGAGCGACTTATATACCCGTAAACATTAAAGAAACCAACTACGAAGAGAAACAATACGTAAACGACAGACAGTTGAGCAGTTTAAGCTTGACTTTAGAATACACCTTTGATAATTACAGACAATCACTATGAACCAAACAGAACTAAAAATAATAGCTTACAACGCTTCAGGGATTGTTAGTAATACTTGGAACGTTGATTTGTATGATAGTGTACCGATGCCTATTAATAAATCAATTGTTGATATTAGAGAACCCGACAAAAGGCAAAGTGATTATTCAAAAAGTTTGACCATTCCTGGCACAGCAAATAACCATTCTATTTTCTCGGCTATATTTAATCTTGACCGCTCCACAATAAACACTTCAACTTTAAATTTTAACCCTGACTTTAACCCGAACTTAAAAGCTGATGCGATTCTTTACAGAAAAGGTATTCCGCAATTGACTGGGTACATTCAGTTAGCAAGTATTAAGAATGTTGATGGAGCTATTGAGTACGAATGTGTAATAATAGGAAAGTTCGCAAACCTATTTCAAGACTTAGGAGAGTTGAGCTTACAAGAACTTGACTTATCGGACTATAACCACGTTTGGAATAAGACTAATGTTCAAAACAGTTGGGAAACTTCAATAATAAAGAACGGGACAACCTATGTAAACTTCAATGCAAGTGCGCAACCTAACGGAGCTGGTTATGTTTACCCACTAATTGACAGAGGCAACTCAGTAACTTTGGCTGAGAATGATTACAACTTTGGGACTATGTATCCAGCAGTCTACGCAAAACAAGTAGTTGATTCTATTTTTTTAGGTGCAGGGTATAGGTATGAATCAAACTTTTTCAACTCGCAAAGATTCAAGAATTTAATTATACCTTTCTGCGGTGGTGAGTTTAGAATGACTGGAGCTGAAGTTGAAGACCGCACTTTCTTAATGACTAACTCCACTGGATTAAGTTTTACAAGTTCCGACCAGTATAGATCAAACGTTTACAAAATAGCATTTAACACCAACGGAAACGACACCAACCCTTCAGGAGTAAGTACAACTAACCACGAATGGACTTGCCCAGCTGGATTGAACGGGAAATATAGATTCGCAATTGAAGGTGGAATTAGTATAACTGGAACGGGTACTGGTTTCTGTAAGTTTAATTTTGGGATAAGAGTAAATAGAGGTGGGACTGTTTTATCTCAGATTGCGACAGATTACAGAACAGCAGCAATAAATCAAAGTAATACTATAAAATTAGAATCTGGACTATTTGATATTCAGGCAGGTGACAAAGTATATGCAGTAGCTTACTATGAAAGTTATGTAGGAGCTGATGCAAGATTATTCACTTTAAACTTTGATACTGGTTTTGAATTATATTCAAACCCTGATGCAAACTACCAAGAGGGACAAACTATTGATATAGTATCAGCACTACCCGAAAAGACAAAACAAACGGAGTTTCTTCAGTATCTAATTAAGATGTTCAATCTTTATGTAGAAGTTGACCAGATAGACAAGAAAAAGTTAATCATTGAACCGAGAGATGAATTTTACACTAATACCTTAGTAGACCTTACCGAGTATTTAGACGTATCGCAGGAACTTGAAATTAAACCTATGGGGTTACTTGATTTTAGAGTTTTTGAAATGTCTTATAAATCTGATTCGGACGAGTTCAATCAACGCTATGAGATGGTTTACAGAGAGCCATTTAGCAAACAGAAGTTCAATATTAATAATGACTTTATTCGTGATTCAAAAGTAGTTGAAATCGGATTTAGTGCAACACCTTCAGTTGATGCGACTACTAACGATAGGATAATTCCAAAGATAAGACCTCAAGACCCTTCAACTGGTTCTGATAATTTACCCGTTTACAATATTAGAATCCTTCAATACGGAGGGTTAAAGCCAACTACTCAGGGATGGAATTTAAACGCTGGTGGTGTAGCTTATAACTATACTGAATACCCTTACGCTGGGATGCTTGATAGTATTGATGCACCTACTTTTAGTTTAGAATGCACAACTGCAAAGGCTTATTTTTATGGAACTACACCTGCAATCACTACCGCTAATCTTTACAACTCGTATTGGCTTAAAACAATCACCGAAATTACGGACAAAGATTCCAAGTTGGTAAGTGGGTACTTTCATTTATCCCCTAATCAATTGGCTAACTTATCATTTAGGAACTTTTACCGAATAGACCAGCAGTATTACCGACTTCACCAAGTAGAGTATGACCTAAACTCAAACGAACCAGTTAAAATAGAGTTCCTAAAACTAAAGGTTGCGCCTGATTTCATAGCAGAAAACACCACAACTAATGGAGGTTATGCGACTTTTGAACCTGAGCAGCCAAACTTGCCTGATATTTTACTACCTAATTTAGACAAAACAAGTAACAGCGGATTCTTAGAGGACCGAGAAAAGACTTATACTGATATTGTTTTTACTAACGATACGTTTGTTTTCACCGATTTCGCTCAAAAGATTTGGTTAGTGGATGGTTCAAGCAGAACTTACTTGCCTGATGCGACAATACAGAAACCTAAAACTGGCTATCCTTTTATAATTATTCACAATCAAAACGGAAGTGACTTGGACATTTACCCGATAGCAGGTCAATTGATAGGTGGGGAAGTTTCATTCAAATTAAAAACAAAACACACTGCATGGTTCGTGCCTTACGATGGTAACTGGACAGTAATATTTAATAACAACACAAATGTTTGATAAATTCAAAGAAGTTATAGAAAAATGCGAATTAGCGGAATTAGTTAAATTAATTGATTCGGCTGATTCCACTATATTAAGTATAATAATCAAAACAGAAAACGAGGTACTGAATGGCAAGAAATGAAGTTAAGGTAATAACCAAAGTTGAAACGGGGGATAGTGCGGAACAGATAGATGAAGTTAGTAAATCCGCAGAGGGGTTAAATGAAAACCTCAAAGAAACCGAAAAGACCACAGAGAAAACCTCAAAGGCTGTAAAGAAAACTAAAGATACTTTTAGCGATTTACCCGGTCCGATTGGTGGGGTAATATCTGCTCTAAAAGATACTGGGAAGGCCATGTATGCTTTAGTAGCTAATCCTATCGGGGCAGTTTTAGCCGCTATTGCTGCAACTCTTTTTACTTTATTTAAAGCATTCACTTCTACCAATGATGGAGCTGATAGATTTGATGCAGCGATGGCTGGTTTAAAGACTGGTCTTGATGTAGTA